ATTAAAAATCCACTATTGATAACCACTTTATCCTCCCAATTAGGCACACTGGGGACAATTCCATCTCCATTGAATATTCTATCCAAATCCATGGTACGCAAACTATCATTTCTGTCCTCTACATCCCTACTATACATAGTTAAAGCTATTATCGGAACGTATTTTGCTGCATCTCTAGACACTTGTGGTGTTATATTTAATTGAGAACACATGTCTACAACTCGCCTAATACTAAGCTGAAAATTTGCACCGGTTATTGTACGGCCAGACCAGAAATTTGTAACTAATTCAAAGGACATATTTCTAGGCAACATGACTTGCAATGTTTCTCTCCGTCTACACCATCTTCCAACCGACACTGATACACTTGTTTCGACTAATTCAACATCCAGCATCCTATTATCATTACCAACTATGTTCAAATTACCTGATTGTGTACGAGGTATTACGGTTTGTTGTGCTGAATTACTAACATTTATATCCATTCCACTTCGGTTGTCCTGCCGCCCTCCAGAAACTGATTGAGATTGTTGTTGAATTCCAGATTGAACTCCTGGTATCCCAATGTTCCCAATTCTTGCAACTGGACCCTGATTGATCCCAGCAACGGGTCCACTGGCTGGGACAGGTGAGACAGGCAAATCAATTATAGGAAATGGGGGCTGAACAACTGGTGCATTAAGCATGTTCCGGTCCCTACGCCTCATACGCATCAAAGAATTGCCATTAAACATGGAACGAAAATCATCCGTTGTGTCTTCAGTTGTTACTCTCCCTGATACAATATCATACAAATTGGTTCCTCCTACCCATGCCATTATCATAGCTGAAAATTCATTTATATTGCGACACATTGGACACCGCATCGTATTAAATGCACCTGCATCTCCTAACAAAGTTGCCTGGACCATGCCCTGAGCACATTCTTTGCACAAAACATGATCGCAAACACAACAGCTTCTCATCACACTACGCAATTTTTCTTCCCTACAAACTACGCACTCTGACAATCTGCCTCCACTGGACCCACTACTATTACTCGACTCCAACCTCTCTAACCTGCCTCTATCCACGAAGCCACCTCTGCTCCTATCCGCGGAGCCACCTCTACTACGTCTATATACTGATACCGTACGATCTCGTCGTCCACGATTACTTCTCCCTCCACGGCG